TCAATAATACATACAAATACCATGATTTCATAGTATATACAGTTAAAACATTGAAATAATATATACAGGCAGGACAAGGGGTAGGGGGCAAGCTATTATATAGGGAAATAAGTATTATTAGATATATACCCATAGAACACACATTCTATATTTTCTCCCCCTGGGTTCCTGAATATCTTAAATACGTAGTATTTTTCTGACACTATAAAAAGAGATAGGGTGTTAATAGGGAATCTATACAGAATTAGAGAGTAAAATCAAGGACTTAGTTTAGATATATTAGCTAAAGTATTGATTTTATTCGTATTTTTAAAATTTATAGCTCGCTGCTGGCGTTTATCGCCACAGCTCGCTAGAGGGAAACTTAAGAATCCCCAGAGGATTATTGTTCAATTAACTAAATTACTAGGAGTTGGTGGTGATGGACTTAGGTCATGACGGCATATTAGCCTCTCTAGGCGCCTTTTTTATTGGGGCTTGGGGGTATATAGTCCGAAGGCAAAATAATCGTACAGATAAGGCGTATGAGCTTCTAGAGAAGAAATTAGATAAGGAAGATGCTAGATATCTTATTACAGATAAGATAGACCCTATCCAGGAAGATATTCGAGAAATGAAACAAGACATAAAAGATATTAAGAATAGCGTAAAATAAGAGGCATTAGAGTGGCCAAAAGGGGCAGACCTACAAAATATAAAAAGAAGTATTGTGAGGAGGTGATCGAATTATCTAAACAAGGGTATTTTGATTCCATGATATATGCAGAATGGGGTATCTCAAAAGAAACCTATTATGCTTGGAAAAGAGAACACCCTGAATTCAAAGAAGCTGCAGATGTTGCTATTCACCACTTTGAATCATTCATGTGGAAACAACACTTAGAGGGAAAGATACCCTTTAAAACCTTCATTGCAGCTATGAATGCTAAATGCGATTGGAATGGAACCTCCACAAAGCAGTCAAAAACTGGTGATACGGTCAATATAGGACATATGAACGTATTATCCTCTTCTGATAAAGATGTTAATAAACGACTTGAGTATTTAATGGAAAAACATGGGTATAATCTCCCTTCTAGTGGGGAAACTGGAAACATAATAGAACATGACGCAGAAGAATAAAACCTTAACAGAACAAGAAAAGCTAGAATTACTCCAGATTCTTGAGAAGAAGGATGAAGAGGATAGATATAATAAAGCGAAGGTATTCTTCTTTCAAGATAAGAAGATTGACCCTGTTACAGGGCAGGATATTAGTAGAGATAAATACACTAAACATTTAGAGGTATTTAAAGCTACTAAAGACTTTAATGAATTGGCTGTTATTGCTCCAAATAGAACAGGTAAGTCAGAATTAGGGTCTTATTTATTCAGTATCCTGTTAACTAAAGATTATCCTTCCTGGTGGGAAGGTAGAAGATTAACCCCAGGGGCAAAGGAGTTTATTGCTGTAGGTAAGACTAACTTGGCTACACGTAATGTGCTTCAGAAGAAGCTTCTAGGGTCTAAGAATGACTTAGGTACGGGTATGATACCCTTAGCCGAAAAGAATAATGGAGTAGGTATTGTCAGTGTGACTACAAAACCTCAACCTAGTGGAGCTATTCTGGATGCTTGGATTAGAGATGTTAATGGGGATTTAAACCATCTTCAGATGCTATCTCGAGACCAGGACGAAGGTGTTGTAATGGGTATGGAGCTCGATGCAGCATGGTTCGATGAAGACGATGGAAGTCCTCAGGCGGCTCTCTGGTACAATGAAACGTTAATGCGTATGACTACAACCAAAGGTTTTATTATATCAACGTTTACACCGTGGCCAGATGGTATGACCTCAGCTATTATGCGGTTTATGCCAGGTAGACAATTCCCCGAAGGGAATGTAGTTAAAGATGAGAATGGTAAGAACCTAGATAGGTTCTGTATTAATTTCACTTTAGATGATGCTCCTCATTTAACAGATAAAATGAAACAACAGATGTTAGATAAGTATAAAGGGGCAGAAAGGGATGCTCGTTGTTTTGGCTTACCTAATTTAGGTAAGGGTGCTATTTATCCTATCCCAGCAGACCAATTAGTTGTACCTCCATTTGAAATACCAGAACATTGGCCCAGAGCGTATGGATTAGACTTTGGACACCAAGAAACAGCGGCAGTATGGGTAGCATGTGACCCTAATACTGATACGCACTATATATATGCTGAATATCATCTAGGAGCTCAGACTCCTTATCAACACGTAGAAAATATAAAAAGTAAATGCATTGATGCTAACGGTAATTATATAGCTCTCCAGGGTGCATGTGACCCTTCCGGAGGCGGTAGATATAAAGAGACTACATTATTAGTAGATGAATTTAGAAATCTAGGATTAGAACTGACTCCAGGTAATAATGCTCTAGTCCCAGGGATTACACGAGTCCTCAATAGGATGTCAAACGACAGACTTAAAGTATTTGCAACCTGTCCTCACTTTTTAGAAGAATTATCTTTATATCATTACAATGATCAAGGTAAACCAGCTAGAGGGCAAGATGATCACGAATTAGATGCTTATCGTTATATAGAAAGTCGATTCGACTATATAGCCACATCTGTACAAGAAATAACGATGGCTGAATATAATATCGAGGAAGCTATGCAACAAATGGCTTCCCACACACGTAATAAATGGACGGGTTATTAATGATTGAAAAACTATTAAATAATATCCAGAAAGGTAATCTTGCTGAAGATATGGATGAACAGGAACGTAATGAAATCGCTATGGCGGTTGTACGTGACTATGAAATAGATAAAGACAGTAGAGAGAAGTGGCTTGAGATTAACCAAGAAGCCATGGATATTATTCATATGGATGGAGACATCGCTGAAGATAGGGATTACCCTTTTAAGAATTCAGCTAAGGTTATCTACCCACTATTGACAGAATCTATTATTCAATTCTCCTCTATGTTAATACCTCATATAGTAAGAGGGAACAAAGCTATGTTCGTTGATGTACATGGCGAAGACCCAGAAGGGTTAATACAAGAAAAAGCCACAGCTGTTTCTAAGTATGTGAATTATGATCTTCTAAAGAGACGAGGCGGAGAATGGGTATTAGACTCGCATAAGGCTATTACAGTCTTAGTGTCTTGGGGTGTAGTCTTTAAACGAGTTAAATACTCTGTATTGAAAGAAGACATCGTTAGTGAGATATTACATCCACAAGATGTTATTATTAATGCTAATGTTTCTCGTTTGAGTGAATGTCCTAGATATACAATATTAAATTATATTAATAAAAATAATGTTCAAGCAAGAATTAATGCAGGGGAATTCTGTTCTGATATAGACCCTGAGTTATTATATGAATCCGAGAATCTATCTACAGATAATGATCCTCGAGATTCTGACCCTATTCAAGAGATAGCAGAACAATATAGATTAATCGATATGGATGATGACGGCTACGCAGAACCTTATATTGCGTATGTTCATATTCCTACTCAAACCTTATTAGGTCTATATGCAGCCTATGATGTAGATGATATCATTTTAAATGAAGATCATAAATTAAAAGAAATTAAATCTTCTAAAGAGATTATTGATTTCCATTGTATAGATGATCCAGATGGTGGATTCTATAGTTTAGGTTTAAATCATTTATTATTAAACTTAACATTAAGTGCTACTCATGTGTTAAGAAGTTATTTAGATGCTTCCACAAGAGCTAATAGTGCTAACGGGTTTGTAACTAAGGCATTAAAAACAAAAGGACAGAATTTACGGTTCACAGAGCCTGATGAATTCAAAGTGTTGGATGTTATGCCTGACACAGATATCAACAAGCAGTTTGCTATGTTGCCTTATAAAGATGTATCACCAGTGGCATTCCAGTTGCTAGGGTTCCTAACTCAAGCAGGCGAGAAGATGAGTATGGTAACAGAAGTCCTATCAGGTGAGACCTTAGGACAGAATACCCCAGCCACCAACATGCTAGCAATGATAGAGAATGGTACAAGAGCATTTAAGCCTGTAGTACAAAAATTAATGTATTCTCAACAACAAGAATTAAGATTAAGATTTAAACTATATCAAAAATATCTAAGTGATTCTGAATATAGGGAGTTCCATAATAACCCAACCTATATCGTTAAGGACCACTTTAATTTAAAGACATATGATGTATGTCCAGTGGCTGACCCTAACTTAAGCTCAGAAGCTCATAAATATATGAAGTGGAATGCTATCTTACAATCTATTGAGCTTATTCCAAATAAGATGGCGGTTATTAGAGATTATATGGAAACCTTAGAGTTACCTGATAATAAAATACAAGAATACTTAACTATGCCTCAACCTCAAGGGCCTAATCCAGATGAGATTGAACTACAGTTAAAAGTACAAGAGCAACAACACAAACAAATGGTAGATCAAAAGAAATTAGATCTACAGGTTATGCAACAACAACAAGAGCAATTGAAAGTTGCTAATGAGAAATTGAAAACAACTATTGCTGAAAGACAGCAACAATTGAAAGAGTATGAATCAGCAGCCAAAGTGCAAAAGATGCAGGCTGACGCACGGAAGGATAGTATGGAAGCTACTCTCAAGGATGACCATGTCAGAAACGAAGAGAGGAAGTTAGACATTGAAGAAAGAAGAGTTGATGTTATGGAAAGAACTGCACGTTACAAGGCAGATTCTGAAGAAAATAACTAAAGAGATTAGAGACTATGAAGGCGCTGTTATAAATAACAATACAGACGCTAAGGATGCTAGTGAACTTATGGGCATCTATCTAAACCGAGTTGGTTATATAAGAGGGCTTAAATATATATTTAAGTTATTAGACGAGAGTAAGAGTGAAGAGGAGTAATTATGTCTGTATATGACAAGACTATCATTTACAAAGGCGTTGAACTTCCTAAACCAGTAGGATGTAGCATACTAATAGAAGTAAGCGACAAATATCTGGATGAAGGAGGAGAAACAAAGTCAGAAGGAGGTATTATTATATCTCAAAAAGCTGCTCAACAGGAACGTTATGGTTCATGTGTAGGGACAGTCGTAGCATTAGGTGAGGACACATATAATGATGTTTTCAATCGAGCTAGAGGATGTAAAGAGCCCTGGTGTCAAGCAGGAGACCTAGTGATGTTAGCATCGCATAGTGGTCGAATTATCCCTAATGAAGCAGGTGCAGAGTTTACCCACGGACGATTTCAAATGGTAAATGATGAGCAAATTATTGCTGTTTACGGAGCAAAAAAGAGAGGTGAGAAGAAATGAGTAATGAAGAAGAAATGAATCTTCAACAAGAAGAGGAAGCATTAGAACAAGAATTAATGCAAGTAGAAGAAGAAGTAGAAGTTCAAGAGGTAGAAGAAGTACCTGAACGCCCTAATGGATACATTGATAATGTAGATGATTTTGTCAGGAAGACAGGACGACCAGCATCAGAGTTTAAAAGTAAAGAGCAATATGATACTTATGGACAACTTATAAATCAAATTAAAAAACTTGAAAGCAAGATTCAGACACAAAATAAAGTATCTGAGGAAATGGGTCGTATGTATGTTAAACTAGAACAAGATAGCTATCAAAAAGCTAGAGCCGACCTCGAACAGCAGTTACAACAAGCTGTTGATATGGGAGACTTTCATCAAGTTCAACAGGTTAACAACGAACTTAACAGAATCAATAGTCAAGAAGATTCTTTAAGACAGAGACAAATGTTAGAAGAACGAAACAAGGCTGAGCAGGCGTTCATGGAACGTAATGCTAGCTGGTATAATGAGGCTAATCCTGAATGGGTACGAAAAGCTAACGAACTAGCAAGTACCTACGCAGCGAGAAACCCTAACTTAACGTTAAATGATGTTTGTGAATTAGTCGAAAAAGAAATGCTTCTAAATCACGTTAAACAAAACGAAATTAGAAAAACAACACCAGACATTTCACGTAATGAGTCTATGATGAATAAAAGTGCAGCGGTTACAGGCGGAAGCGGTGGCGCGGCATTTAATCGATTAGATGCTAAACGTAAAAAAGAGTATTTTCAAATGAGAAATCAATTCCAACAAATGGGTGTTGATTATTCAAAAGAGAAGTTTTTAGAGTATGTCCAAAATGAGTATGGAGAGTAAAATGGTTGATAAAAGTAAGACCAATAAAAAAGTAGATGATAATAATGATATCTTACCAGATGTGTCATTAAAAGCAAGAAAAGATATACGGGAGCAATTTAGAGCACCTTTAAATATTCGTTATTTACATGACCTACCAAGTCATTTAAAAGAACCAGGTTTCGTGTACCGAAGGATAAGAACACACTATAAGACAGATCCCTATCGTATCGATCGTTGCTTCGAGATGGGATGGGAGATGGTATTAACAGACGGCAATGAAGTATGCTATTTAGGAAATGCAACGAAAAATAAAGACAATATTAGATTGTCACCAATAGAGGTAACATCCACAGTTCACGGGATCAAATCGTTCTGGATGCGTATACCTCAAGAGAGATTTGATGAGATTAGAGAAGAAAGACGCGAAAAACGTCTACAGCAACAACGTCGTTCAGTTACACGGAAGAGTCAAGGTGATTCAGTACGAGAACAAGATAACGACATTTATGATCCCGACACAAATGTATAAACGAAATATTTAATAGGAGTACTAAATTATGGCTGGATTTGGATTCAGAAACCATGACGGTACAGTTGTACAACCAATAAAATGTATTGCGTTAGCCGGAGAAGCTAATATTCTTGGTAAAGGTGATGCAGTCATTTTAGGCGGTAGTTCAGGTTCAATAGGGAAAGACAAGGTAGTACCTTCAATTACCTTAGCATCAGCAGGTGCAGGTAATGCACTATATGGCTTTATTGTAGGATTTGAACAGCACAACGTAGCGAGTGGTCTATCTTTAGACCGTACACACCGTCCCGCTGAAACAGCGATGTATTGCTTAGTGGAACCTTTTGTTCCAGGCGCAAGGTATCGTATACAAGCAGACGGAGCACTAGCAGCAACTGATGTTGGTGGACTTTTAAACTTAGCTACTTTAGCTGACGCTGATACTGTAACGGGTATATCAAAAATGCAAGCATCTGCTGCATCTATTGATGTTGGCGGATTATCAACCAATGAACAAATGAGATTATTGGGCGTAGTTGACGATGGTAATAATGCTATTACTGACTCTACACCTGACGTCATTGTTCAGATTAATAATCTACAAACTGTAAATGCTTCAGCAGGCTTATAATTTAAACGGGAGTAATTAAAAATGGCTTTACAAGGAAAAATGACTACCGGTTTAAACCCACGCCAGCTGCAAGAAGGTTTGGATCTTATTATAGACGAAAATCTTAAGCATGCGTATTATGGGATGTTTCAGGAGATCTTTAAAAAGGTCCCTCATCACAAAGCATACTACGAAATGCAAAAACTAGCTGGTATGGGTGTAGCCGGTGTTAAAGGTGAAGGCGAAGCTATCCAAAGCTACGACTCCATCGATCAACATTGGGTTCATCGCTTCCCTATGATTACATACGAGAAATCAGCTCGTATTACTCTGGAAGCTCAAGAATACAACCTATACATGGACTATCTACCTAGAATTGGTAAAGAACTTGTGAAAGCACACAAAGTTCGTCAAGATTTAGAAGGCGCTAACATCTTTAATGATGCGTTCGCTTCTGTAACCTATGGCGACGGTAAAGTGCTTTGTGCAAATGACCATCCACTTCAAGCAGGCGGAACAGTCGATAACTTAATCTCAGCTGACTTCGATGAAGACGCTATTGAACAAATGCGTATTCTCGCTTATCAGATGAAAAATGATGACGGTATTGAAGGTGACTACGAGTTAACTAAACTTGTATATCCTGTCAACCTAACGCACGAAGTCGATCGTGTTCTTATGTCTCCGTTACGTCCTGCAACCGCAGACAATGACATTAACGTAAACAAAGAACGTGGTGACTTAGAAAAATGCATGTGGAAACGTTTAACAGATACTGACGCATTCTTTGCTGTCACTAACGCTGACGACGGTTTCATCTTAGCTGAACATATGGGTATCAAATCTAAACGATTTGGTGAAGAATTTACCTGGGATACTGTTGTATCTACAATTTCTATGTGGAGAATGTTAGTAGGTGATTCTGCAAGAGCCTGTATCGGATCTGCTGGCGTTTAATTAATCAACATAAATCACTAGGGGGCCTTGTGCCCCTGATGTGTCCTAAACACGTAGTGATTTATTTATTATTTTAGGAGAATAAAATGACAACTTTTAGTGACCAAGTATACCAACTAGGCGGAGTACCTACCAATGGTTACTTTGCTGTAGGTAATACATGGTTTGTACGTCCTGGATCAGGTAACGACGGGAATAAAGGTGATAAGCCTTCTCGAGCCTTTGCTACTTTAGCTAAAGCTCTTTCTGTTGCTACTGCTGATAACGGTGATGTCGTATATATGATATCAGAAGATAACAGCGCCAGTGGTACTACAGACTATCAGTCTTCTTCATTAGACTGGAATAAAGATGGTGTTCATTTAATTGGTGTAAACGGCTCAGGTAACTTTGTACAGCAAAGATCTAGAATCGCTCAACTATCATCAGCAACAGACGTAGATGATTTATTTACAGTCTCAGCTAACAACTGTTTGATTGCAAATATCAGTGTGTTTCATGGTGTAGACGATGCCGATTCAGTAGGTGCAGTTAAAGTAACCGGAGAACGAAACAGATTCTATAACTGTACTTTTTCAGGTATCGGTAATGCTACAATGGATACAGCTAATAACTTTAGCTTATCGGTATCAGGCGGTGCTGAAAACATATTTGAAAAATGTTACATTGGTTTAGATACTGTGGCCCGTGGTACAGCGGCTAATAGCGAGATTCGTTTAGAATCAGGTGCAACACGTAACATGTTTAAAGACTGTGTTATTGCTACCTATGCTGAGGCCAATACTCACCAATTCTTGATCGTCCCATCAGCCGGACTAGATAGATGGACTATCTTCGATCATTGTATATTTATGAACATGCCTACTGGGGATGCTTCAGGTACTACAATGACTGAAGCCTTTGATGTGACTGGCGGCGGGTCGCCAGATGGTATCATATTACTTAACTTCTGTACTTTAGTGGGTGCTACCGATTGGGAAGCAGCTACCGAGTCTGGTAAAGTAGTGATACGTACTGACGCAGGTACAGCTGTAACTGCTGGTTTAACTGCAGATGTAGACGCATCTTAATAATGATTAAAGAGCCTATAAAGGATTGGGGACATATGGATAATGTTCCTTCTATTGACCTAGGAAAGGAATCGACCAGATTGGGTGATAGTTCGCCAGGGAAGGCTCTTTTTATTAAACAGCAGACTCAGTTAAATGAGCTGCTAAAAGAGTTATTAGAACCTATCTGCGATGTGGATAGGTTCGAAAGCTTACAATTACATATTCTACCTGCAGGAGACTCCGTAGGAGTACATACAGATAGAAATTGTAATGATCCAACATTAAGAGTATTTCATATAATCTACGAAACAAATGATGGATGTTGGATGAAATTTAAGGATACTAAAATGTATCTGAAAAAACATCATTTGTATGAAGTCAACTATTCATACCCTCATGAAACAAAAAACGAGGGAAATACAGACAGAATTAATTTATTTATGGAAGCGAGGATTAAATAATGGCACATGCTATTACAGTAACAACTTTAATGGATACATCAAATATGGCGAAGCTTCATGTGTATATAGATGGAGACAGTAGTGACTCTTCGGAAATAACAACTGCTGATACTGATGTTATTTTTGATGCTAGTGCCTTAAAAGGCGCAAACAATGCAGGAAGGATTCTAGAGATACGAGGCGCATTAGATGGTTTTAATGTACAATTGGACTATGACGGTAATACTCCGTTCCCAGCTGTAGTTTTACCAGCGGATTCAGATTTCCGCTTTAAACTGGGAGATATTCCAGGTAATCAAGCCAGTACTCCGAATGGTGATATTGTTATGTCAACCTTAGGATTAGCTAGCTCGAATGCAGAGGGATGGTTTACTATTCTAGTAAGGAAAGCTGATTAATGAGGAAACATGTTAGAAAAAACAGTTTAACTACGTATGTCCCTTGGAAAAAAGGTACCTATAGAGTATACGATGATCTAACAGGCTGGCCTATGTTAAATACTGAAATGAAGGTTATGCATCTTTACTCAGGGAAAGGGAATCTTATAGCACATAAAGATATAGCATACCCAATAGACCCAAGCTTAGTTCCATGGACTCCTCCAGTCGAAAGACCGGGCCCATATTTATCACGAACTAATCACAACAACACTACAGCAGCGGTTGGAGAATTAGACATCAGTACGACTGATCCTATGTCTATTAGTGACCCTGAAAACGAATTATAAGAGGTAATACATGGCAACATCAGGAAGTTATAATTTTGCCTTAACACGGGACAATCTTATTAAACGCTCCTATAGGAAGTGTAACCTATTAGCAGCTAATGAGACTTTACCTTCATATCTAATAGAGGAAGGTGTAGACTTATTAAATATGTTATTGAAATTCTGGCAGAGTAGAAACTTATTCTTATGGAATAGAAAAGAAGCTACTTTATTCACAGCATATCAAGATTATGAATACACACTAGGGCCTACAGGTGACCATTGTACCGAGTCCTATGTGAGTACACAAGTTGCTACCGCAGCAAGCTCAGGAGCATCAACTATCGTCCTGGATTCCACAACGGGAATGACTGCAGCAGATAACGTTGGGATTGAGCTCGATACAGGCGTTCGACAATGGACTACCATTGCAAGCGTTGATGACTCCACTACTTTAACCTTAGATGATACTTTAGATGGTGCTGTAGCCGTTGATAATTATGTAGTCACATATACTACGAAAATACAACGCCCTTTAAAGATATTGAATATACGATCTGCTAAACTAAATTCTGATACTGAAATAACAATGAAGGATTTAAATTATGATCGTTTCTATGAGTTACCAAATAAGAAATCAGATGTTACAGGAAATGTTTCTTCTTGGATGTACGACAGAAAACTAACTAATGGTAAATTATTTTTATATGGACGTCCAGCGGATGTTGATATTATATTAAATTTAACCTATTATGAACCAATTGAAGACATGGATGCAGCCAGTGATGATTTTGAATTTCCACAAGAGTATCAATTACCCTTGTATTATGGTTTAGCTGCTTTAATTGCAGATGCTCATAATTTAGTGGAACTATTACCTAATCTTCAGAAAGAATCAGAAAAATATGTGGCTCTTATGTCCCATTGGGATTCTGACGATGGTAGTATTTTTATTTACCCAAGTTCCATGACATAAGAGAGATATTATGAAGGTTAATTTATTAGGCGGTAATTACAGACATAAATATAAAGCTTGGAATAGTCAAGAATGTATCAACTGGTATCCAGTATATCAGACTGCCGTGGAGAAAAATAAATCATCTATTGCTTTATTTCCGACTCCTGGGTTAACCGAATTCTGTGACTTAACGGGAACCTCTATTAGAGGGTTAATTGTTGTTGATACTATTAATGTGTATAGAGCATTTGCTGTTTGTGGAAAAACATTATACGAAATAGGAAAAGACGCATCTTTTACGTCAATGGGCACCTTAAGTTCGTTCCTAGATGGAACAGACTCAAAAGTCAGTATGGAGGTAAATAACTCAAACCAATTATATATTGCAGACTCTGCTGCGGGATATGTTTTTAATCTATTGACTGATACTTTAACTGAGATTACTGATGCTCAATATGTTGCGGGGAATACCTCGGGATATTTGGACGGTTATATCTTTACGGTTGCTAATGATGCCTCAGGTTCCAGTAATGAGGGGAGAATTTGGTTTAGTGATATAAGCGACGCAAGTGCTTGGTCCGGGAATGTTATTGATCCAAGCTTTGCATCAGATAAAGCACAGGCTATAGGTATTGTTAATGACAATTTAGCTTTCATTAATACTAATAGTACAACTGTTTACCGTAATGACGGTACCAATCCTTTTAGTGAGATTTCAGGTTCCACTACACAAATAGGAACAAGAGCCCCTAACTCAGTCGTTTCATTTAAAGAAGGTGTAGTATGGTTAGGTGGGTCTCGTTTAGGTGAAGTTGCAGTTTATTTCCTTTCAAGAGATTATACTATCCAACAAATATCTCCACCATCTATAACATGGCAATTAAATAATAAAATCAATACTTCAGATGCAGAAGGATTTATTCAACACACGAAAGATGGTCATTTGTTTTATTATTTAACTGTACCAGCTTTAGAAACAACTTATGTATATAATTTCATTACAAAGGAATGGCATCAAAGAAAGAGCAGAAGAGGCTTCCCTACTCAGCAAGGCGAAAACCTTCAATATAGATTCAGAGGAAGGAATTATATTAATTTCCATGGAATGAACTTATTTGGAGACTGGTATAGCGGAAAAATCTTTAAAGAAGATTACGATGTATATACCGAAGACTCTCAAATAATTACTAGAGTTTTTTCTTCTCCTGTATATACTGAGGAGAAAAGACAAATGCTAATTAATAGTATTGAACTAGATTGTCATTCAGGAGAAGGGGCCACTACAGGACAAGGCGTTGAACCTATTTTAGAATTTAGAAAATCTACAGATGGCGGAAGGACCTATAATAACCCACGTATAGTATATTTAAACAGATTAGGACAACGAGAAAATAGAGTTAGATTAACACAATTAGGGAGCGCAAGGGATTGGCATGTATCGTTCACGCTTACTGACCCAATAGATTTGGCAGTATTTGACGTTTATGTACACGGTATAGTAGGGGCAATTTAATGACCGTCCTTTCGCCGACTAAAACAATACCAGCTCTAAATCAGAGATTTGTAACTGATGAGATGAAACCAACTCAGTTATGGTATGATTGGTTATTTTTAATCGGAGACCAGTCTGTTATTGATCTACCAGATTTAGAAGATGTAGCAGTAACCTCACCTAGTGCAGGGGATGTATTAATTTATAATGCTACATCTGGTGTTTGGAATAATTCCTCATTAACAGCAGCAGGCGGTATAGATATCACTAATGCGGATGCTAGTGTTACTATATCTTCAATTGATTGGACTAATACAACTGAGGATTTCCTAACTACAGGTACAGCTGATATTGGTAATATTAATATTGATACTAATACTATTTCTGCTACTAATTCTCATGGGAATATAATTTTAACTCCTAACGGGAATGGTAACGTAGATATTTATAGCGCAGAATTAGAAAGCTCTGGTATTAATATTAATGGTACTACTTATTCAAATGCATTAAGGATAAATGATTTCGGAGGCAGTAATGACGGAATGTTACATTTACACCGTCATTCAACTACACTACCAACCTCGATTTTAGGTTCAAGATCTAACAGTGATACGACGGGTCATACTGCTGTCACTAATGGTCAACAAATGATGAGAGTCGCTGCTACAGGGTGGACAGGGACACATTATGATTTTGTAGCTGATATATTATTTAAGACTTCATCTAGCGGTACAATTAGTGGGACCAGTTCACCAGGAGCATTAGTCTTCAGAACAGTTCCAGATGGAAGCAATAACCCAGCTACAGTGCTTACATTAGATGAAGATAAAAGTGCCACCTTTGCGGGGGCGCTTACTGCCAGTACTACTATTGACTTTGGGTCTGCTTCAAGTCTAGAGATACCAAATAGTGCTACTCCTACAGTAGATGCCGATGGAGAAATAGCTGTAGATACTACAGTAACAGACTTCTCAGCTGGTGTATTAAAATATTATAGCGGTGAAGAGATGGGTGTAGTGGCAATGCCTATAGCTCAATTTACATCACCTACAGACGGATACGTAGTAGCTTATAATGCAACAACTGATGAATTTGAATTAGTATCCGCAGGGTCAGGAGGCGGCGCTCCAACTGACGCACAGTATGTAACACTGTCAACAGATGGTACTTTATCAGATGAAAGAGTCTTAACTGCTGGTGAAGCGATTGACTTTACAGATGGTGGAGCTGGTTCGACTTTAACTATTGACTGTGAAGATGCCTCGACAACAAATAAAGGCGTCGTAGAGTTATCTACTGATGCTGAGGTTGCAACAGGAACTAGTACTTCATTGGTACCTACAGTAGACCAACTGGGTTGGGTACTTATATCAACGGCTACAGCATCCGCAAGTTCAACAATTGAATTCACTAATCTGTCCAGTACCTATCATAAATATGTGGTTGTAATAACTGATGTTGATGTTAGTAATGATAATACTCAGTTTAATATGAGAACCAGTACAGATAATGGAAGTACCTGGGATTCAGGAGGTACAGATTATGATTGGGCATATATTTATAGACGATCTAATAATACTCAGGCAAACGGTGGTGCTGAAGATGATGACCATATTGAGTTCTTCCAATTTGTAGGTAGTGGAACTAATGAGTTATGGGCAGCAAATGTAGAGATATTTGGACATGCAGATTCTGAATATACATTTGCATTATGTAACTTTACTAAATCTGATACAGCTAATAGATATAATATTGGATTTTCAGGAGGACGTAGAGTAAGTGCAGCAGATGTTGATGCAATACAATTTTATATGTCAGCCGGTACATTTACTACCGGGACATTTAAACTTTATGGAGTTAAAGCATAATGGCAAATAAAATAGTTAATGGTCGACTAGTTGAGATAGATGATGAAGAAAACAGGGAATTTGAAAAGTTTCGTCGTAAAGGATACGAACGATTTCTACAAGAAGAGTATAAACATCATCGTAAAGAAGCGTATCCAGATATTGGAGATCAATTGGATGCTTTATTTAAACATTTTATACATAATAAAGAAACTTTAGCCCCAGAGTTAAAATCAATAATAAAAACATGGGCCAAAGTAAAAGAAGATTTTCCAAAACTTAATGGAAAAATAAACAAAGATAAAGAGAGGAAATAATGAATATAGAATTTATACAAGGCGGTCATTCTTCAGAACGATACGATACTCTACCAGTAGTCAAGAAGACCTCTGATTCTAGTAAACGTGTCTTGTTTTCTCATAGAGTATTAAACTTGAAAGCAGGTGACGTTATTCAAGTCCTAGGGGAATCGCAGATTACTAATGACTTAGGGTACAACGTAATGGTAAAGAAAGGTGTGCGACTAGGTTCTTTTGAAGACGATGTGAACGGAAAAGAAATAACGGAATATAATGGAGATAATATAACTCCAGCTATTCATCATAAAATATATCCAGTAAATGGAATGTATGTTCTCCCTAGGGATTATGATGAAGCTTATATTAATTGGATATTTTATGCTGCTAGTACTGGCGCCCAAAGCGGACACACAGTAAAAGTAGATAATGATACTGGACGATTTAATTTAATAGTTTTTAGAAAGTAGATTATGAGAAAAATAAATATAATAACTGACCCAATTAAAATAAAACGAGAAGTTATGAAAGATGATCTAAGTCAGGCTATGGGGGTAACTGGATCAATCCAACAGTGGAGACCAGCACTAGATGATACTCTCTGGATTCAATTAATTGAGGATAATAAAGCTATTGGTCTTTTAGCAGTAAAACCGATGACAGATGCATCAGCTACATTTCATGGTGGAGTATTCCGGAATTTCCGGAAAGGTAATGCCGAAGTAGCATTAAAAGATTATTTAAATCAAATTAGAAAACTTATCCCAATAAAAGTATTTTGGACAACAGTAAACAAAGATAACAAAAGAGTTATTGATATGTTGAAGCGGGGTAAGTTTAAATTAAGGGGAATTATCCCTAACGGATATATGGACAGTGATATGTTAATTTATAGTGAGGAAAGATAATGGGTGGAACAGCAGGCGCAATTGCAGGTATTGCGGGTTCAGCTATCAGCGCGTTTGGCGGCGGAGGCGGCGACGGAGGTTCAATTGATGTGGACACCGATGCTGCAGTATCAAGAGCTAATGCGATTCTTGATCAATCTTTAGATGATGCTTTACAATACACGGAAGGGAACACTAATACTGCAATTGATACAATTCAAGATTTTTATATGCAGTCTAGACGTGATGCGCGAGAAGGATTTGAAACTAGCCAAGGGTTATTAGCGCCATATCGAAAAGCATCCTATGATGCCTTAGATATGTATTTAGATACTCTTGGTCAAGTTAGACCTGAGAGCTCTTTTGAAGTAGGTGAAGCAATGGCAGGAGCAGCTCAGAAGAGATCTCTAGAAGGACAAATGGAAGAATTAGCACATCGAATATCAGCACAAGACCCAGATAGATGGGGAGCGCGGGGAGCGTTTGCAGGTAGCGGAGGCTATCAGTCGCCAGAGCAAGTACAACAAGCTATTGATAAAGGGGACCTTACACCTGATCAAGCTGTTCTTCATAAACTAAGATTAGAAGCTGCTCAAAAAGGCGAATCTAACAGGGACCCAATTGAATTCTTAAAATATTATACACAACGGGTGCCTATGCTTTATGCTCATGGAAAATCTTCTACTTTAAATGAAGTTAAGCAAGATGGTGAGCAGTATAGTTTTGATAACAATATGTTAAGAGAAGTTAGACCTTTACTACAGCAATACGAAACATTATTAGGAGAACAATATTCTCCAGAACGGTATGGATTGGCTCAAGCATTTCAAACGGGCCAAATGTCAGCCCCAAAAATTATATAAACAAAGGAGAATAGAATAATGATGATGAATGAAGGATTAGGTCGATTTCTCCCTAGTTATAGAAATCAATATAACATAGACAGGTACGGTAATCCTGTAGAAGAAGGTTTCGGGGATGACTATGAACAACAATTAGCGCAATATGCAGCCCAAAGAGGGAATGTTATTGGACCTCAACTACAAGAGTTTAAAGGCATAAGGAATCCTTATTTAGACCAAGAAGCCACTGAAGTTCCTATGGTACAGGCCCAACCTAGTACTGTGTTAGGTAGAATATTTGATCTACCCTCTTATCAATTGATGTTTGGAGCAGGTCCTCAATCAATGGACCCAGCGTTGAGATTTAGATTTGACCCTGGTTATCAATTTGCGCAAGATGAAGGACTAAGACAAATAGCCCAAAACTCTTCAGCACAAGGATTATTAGGTTCTACCTCAATGGTAGACCGGATGTTGGAACGATCTCAAGGATTTGCAGATCAAAACTATCAAAGGTGGTTGAGTCAACAAGCCGGGGTATACTCCGATTATCAGAATCGTTTACAGGGCTTAATGGGAATGGGGCCAGCGGTATCAGGTGCAGATAATGCTATGGCACTTGGTGGAGCACTATCACAAGGAACTTTAGGTACTGGTGGTGATATCGGAGGCTTGTACGCTAATCAAGGGGTATTTGGAGGTAGTGGTATGCTGAATACAGGTGCCGCACAATCAGGTAATATTATGCAAGGATTAGGTATCCAAGCCCAAGTAGCTGCCGCTAATGCAGCGGGTTCAGGCGGCGGCGGAGGTACCCTCGGTGGTATCGGTTCCGTCCTAAGCGGTGTAGGTAACTTATTTGGAGGTAGATTCTAATGGCGATACCAGTTAATCCAGGAAACTTTTCAGGCTTAGCAGCAGTAGCTGGGAGAGGTGCTCCTAATTTAAGTCTTCCTATCCCAGGCTCACAGGCACAAAAAGCTGCTCTAGCTAGAGAAGGCCTTTTAGCTCAAGTGTCTGAGAATAGACAAAATAGGGATCTAGAACGAGAGAAACTTGCAGCAGCTCAGCAGGCTAGACAAACTATGACACCTTATCAACAAGCTCAAGTATCGCATCAGCAGCAAGGTTATCAATTACAAAAAGAAAAATTACAATTACAACAAAAAGCAATGATGGAAGAGATTAATGGACGTGCCATTCAACAAGTTGAAAGCGAAGAAAAGGATACCATCGAAGCCAAAGCTATGGCTGCTTCTGGGTACCTCTCTATGGCGGAAGAAGATAAGAATAGTGGGGAAACTAGACAAGCTTTAGTCGCTGCCGGGGTTCAACAAGGATGGTGGAGCGAAGAAGAAAGTCAAGCATTACTAGAGATGCCAAGAGAACAGTTTGATGTTTTAGCTAAATCTATGTTATTACAAAGTACTCAAGCCTTGAAGATCCATGGTCAAATGAAGAAAAAGGCAGAAAGTAGTGCTGAAAAACGTATATATGATCCTGAAACAGGTCAACTTGTTTATGAGACTATGCCTGCTACGAAACCTAATATTAATAAAACACAAGAAGAAATAGGAAGTCTCGAAGAAACAGCAGCGAATATCGACGTTATAGACCAGAAGTTCGATAGATCTTATTTTGGTCCATGGGCTGAGTATCTAAAGACCCCAGTATTGAATACAGCCAGTGGTGTATATAATGCTATTGAAGATATCTCAGGCGGAGATACAACGATACGCCTAGATAAAGACAATGCAGAATGGTTAACGAGTCGGGCTAATTTTAAAGCTGACTTAATGAGAACAGCAATGGTATTAATCAAACAGCTCTCAGGTGTTCAATACTCAGATAAACAATTAGAATTTATGTTTGAGTTTATTCCAGATATCAAAACAGATTCACCTGAAACTGCAGAAGGTAAGATACAATCTCTCAAAGAAGGTTTAAAACGTTCTAGAGGGTTGAAAGAAGACATCCTAAAAGAAGGGTACAAAGTAGGAAGTCCAGCATATCAAAAAGAATACCTTAGACGAATGAAAGAAAATATTACTACAGGAACTTCTGATACTGGTGCTACTTACATGAAAGATGGTAAAACATATTCAATGGATACCATTAAAAGTGCAGCAGATAAATTAGGTATAACTCCACAAGAACTAATCAGACAAAGAGGGTTAGAACAATATGCTAAATAATATAATAGATGGAATTGGAGGAGCAGTAGGAGGTCTATTCGAAGGGATTGGTAATGCTGCAGGAGGGTTAGCTAGCGGTGTAGGGTCACTATTAGGCGGGCTACCAGGTTCTTCGCAACCGTCGCAGAATATGCAACAGTCTCCTCCTATGGATATGGGTCAGCCTCCTAATCAAATGATTGACCCTAAACAATTCATGGTACCGAGATCTGACCGGTTTAATCGATTCAATGATATGGGTATTCAGCGGCAACCTTATAATCCTAATCAAGATCCTATGGCAGGAGCACAACAACTACCTCGGAACCCTAGGCAACCATCTGAAATACAGAGACCTATTATGAATCTTGGAGGACAGCAACGACCTAAAGCTAATCCTAGAGCGGGGTTGGAGAATCCTGTATTCAAAGATTTCTTAAATACAATGCCAGAAAATGTACGGGATAAGTTTGTCAATAGAGGGATGACATTAAGCCCTCAAGGATTACAGAAGATCTTTCCTAATGCAGATCCTAAGATCGTAAAGACACTCACAGATAGTAGTGATCTTCTAAAAGAATATGGAATTGATACGCCTCAACGGATGAGGCACTTTTTAGCTCAAATGGGGCATGAGTCTGGGAACTTCAAATACTTAAAAGAATTAGGTAGTCCTGGTTATTTTAATAAGTATGAAGGAAGAAAAAGCCTAGGCAATACTCAACCAGGTGACGGTGCTCGTTATAAAGGGCGAGGTATTATTCAGTTAACTGGTAGATATAATTATAAAAAATATGGAGATAAGCTTGGTATTGATCTAGTCAATAATCCAGAGCTTGCTTCTAATCCTGATGTAGCACTTCGTATTGCAGCACAGTATTGGAAGGATAAAGGATTAAATAAACTAGCCGATAACGATGATCTTAGAGGTATCACTAAAAGAATTAATGGTGGACACAACGGATTAAGACATAGGCAGAAACTATACACGAACCTTGGAGGTATGTTTTAAAACTCATGATTATTCGTCCAGATCAATTAAATAAATTATTTCCCCGTGCTAAGCCTGGTGTTGTACAAGCCTTAGCTTACGGTGATGCTACGTTTAAAAAATTCGAGATTGATACTTTAAAGCGTATTAGACACTTCTTAGCCCAGATGGCTCATGAATCAGTAGGGTTCCGTTATCTATATGAATTAGGAGGTAAAAGCTATTTCAGGCGCTATGAGGGCCGAAAGGATTTAGGTAATACCCAACCAGGGGATGGATATAAATATCGCGGTAGAGGGATTATACAGCTTACTGGTAGGTATAATTACGATCTATATGGTAAGAAACTAGGGATAGACTTACTAAATAACCCTAAATTAGCTGCTCGACCAGATGTAGCATTACAGGTAGCATGTCAATACTGGAAAGATAAAAATCTTAATGCGTACGCGGATAGAGGGGACATACGAACAATTACTAAAAGAATTAATGGTGGATACAATGGTTTCAAAGATCGTATCCGATGGCTTAATAAAATTAAAAAGGTTATCTAATTATGCAACAAGGTACAGTAGACGATCTCATGGGTGCTCAAAACCCTATATCACCTCAAGCAGGTAGTGTAGATGATTTAGTAGCCGATGCAAAAGAAAAACCAACAAGTAATATAAAGAGAATAGCACAAGCTGCTTATACAGGCTTCCTAGATTTCGGTACTAACCTGGCTAAGATTAGCCCTTTGAAATATAGTCCGGCAGGAGCAATCATGTCTAAGTTTGCTCCTGAAGGTACAGATACTTATAATGAAATGATTCATTCACATTACAAAGATCAAGTACAGGAGTTTCAAGAAGGTGCTCAGGACTCTCCTATATCTTCAAATATTGCCAGGTTCGCAGGGAGTATGGCAGTACCAGGAGGCGCCGCAGGTAAAGGTGTAACTGCTCTTGCTGGTAACGTTCTACCTAAGATGGCAGCACGTGCAGCAGGAGGTGCCGCTATGGGCGGTATGTTTGGCGGTATAGCAGCAGATCCTAATGCAGATCCTAATAAAACATTTGATCCAGCTAGAGCAGCATTAGGGGCCGGTATCGGCGGTGCTGCGGGACCTATTGTCGGAGCTATAGGTGATAGATATTCTAATATTACGAAACAGCTCCAAGGGATTAAAAAAGACGTTAAAGGATTTAAAGGCCCTATTTTAGCTAGAGACTTTAAATCAGATGCCTCGAAGAAAGCAATCGATACTGTATTTGATAATACATTTATGATGACCGGTAGAGCAAGAAATAAATCCATTGAAGCAGTGGAGCCCTATGTCAAGATGTTTTTACAGAAGGCAAATCAAAGCTCAGGTAAATCTTCAAGAGAAAAACTAGGAAGCATGTTTCGTTCTGCCCATAAAACTATGTCGAAGCAACATGAAGAGATTTGGGATAATCTTTATAAGAATATAGACAGAACACAAGGAATCAAGAACTTTGATCTCCAACCATTAAAGAATTCTTTAAATAATATTCTATCAGAAAATAATCTTCCTAAAGAAGTTCAAAAACAAATGTCAAACTTCCTAAACAATAAAAACATTACATTTAAAGATGTACATAATGTGAAACGATTACTATGGAACAGAGCTGAGCGGCTAGATAAATCTAATGCTATAACTCCGGACCAGGAAGATTTGGCAGACCTTCTACGTGCAACATATCATGATACCAATCGTATGATTGAAAAAGGTTTAAGAGGAAACGAAGATTTATATAGTCAGTTTGTTAGAGCTAATAGTTTCACATCTGCTTATCATGAGACCTTTAATGCTAAAACACAAAAACTATTAATGAAAGGATTAGACAAAGCTGATAAGTTAAATCAAAATATGGATAAATTTATTAACTCCTTATTTAAAGGTAATGATAAGTTTCAAAGACAATATACAGGACTAGTAGGGCAGAAGGGTGCAAACGAAGCCCAGAACATTATCCTTAGGGATGCTTTTGATTCATCCTATTCAGGGAACGGTGTGTTTAATGTTAGTGGTTTTCTAGGTAAAGTCTCTAAAATGGAGGAAACACCTTTTCTAAATAATGAAACTATTAAGGCAATGAAAGGGTTACAACATATCATGAAAGGGGCTACTACTGCTCAGGCAACAAGTAAATCACCTATGGGTACCTTATTGAAATATGGGAGTACGATGGGAGCAGGTTCTGGTATGGTGGCGCAACCTCTACAGACAACTGCTGTACTTGCAACGGCAAGGACTCTAGGTGCTATATCTACACGTAGTCCTTTAAAGAATTTATTAATCATGTTGGACAATGCTGCAGACAAAGGGAACGGTAGGGTTATCGACTATTTAACAAGTAAGATAGAAAACATGTTACCAAAAGCAGGAATTATCCATAAGACTATAGATAATAATGTTATTCTAGATAAAGAGGAAAAACGATAATGGCAAAAGCGATAATTAAATTCCATAAAGGGATGACATTCTGGAACGGTTCAACGTTAGCTGCGGGCTACAAATTTTTCCAGTACCAAGCTGGAACTACAACGAAAGCTAATACGTATACTGACAATACCAAAGGTACTACTAATAGTAACCCTATGTCTTTAGACTCTGACGGCAGATTACAACAAGATGTATATATTGATCAGTCTATGCGGTTTAAACTAGCTCCTTCTACTGATACGGATCCTCCCGCCTCTGCTATTTGGGATATTGACAATATAGCGGCCACAGAGTATGCCGTGACCAGCGTCAGCAAGTCTGATGACTACACTATATTGGAAAGTGATAATCAAAAATTAATTAAAGTAGACGCCTCAGGTGCAGCTAGGACTATTACTTTATTGGCTGCGGCCACTGCTGGTGATGGGTTTACATTAGAAATTAAGAAAACAGATAGTTCAGCAAATCTAGTAACTATCGACGGTAACGCATCTGAAACAATTGATGGGGCAACTACAGTTATCCTTGCTGGTCAGAATGGTTCAGTAAGGCTAATATGTGATGGAAGTAACTGGCATGCTATCGGGAATGGTAGCGGAGTCGACGCACATACGGTGGCTTCTTCAGTTAACAAATTAAAGGTGAGTACTGCGGCAACAGGTAATGGTCCAGTAATAGAAGCAGTAGGTAGTGATACAAATATTGATATAGAAGTGCAGCCTAAAGGTACCGGTAATTTAGTAGTTAAAAGTACTGCAGATGATAGTGCTACTATTCAATTAAATGAAGATACAGATAACGGAACTAACTCTATTTCATTGAAAGCTCCAGCAGCTATTGCGAGTGATGTTACTCTCGTTCTCCCTGATGCAGACGGTACAGTTAACCAGGCTATCGTAACTGATGGTTCAGGGGGCTTATCTTTTGCGGACGTGCACGGTTTGAGGTCTGTTCAAACATTTACTTCTAGTGGCACATGGACACGACCTTCAGGTATTAATTTTGTTAAAATAATAGTTGTAGGGGGCGGAGGCGGCTCAGGTGGTTGTGCCGCAACCGGAGCCTCGGACAATGCGGAAGCTGGTGGCGGAGGAGCTGGGGGTACTGCTATAAAACTATTAGATGTTTCAAGTATTGCATCTTCAACTATAACGGTAGGTGCTGGCGGCACTGCGGGATCAGCAGGTGACAATAATGGTTCCGCTGGAGGAGATTCCTCATGGGCAGATGGGACAAATACTATCACAGGTTCTGGTGGAGGTTTCGGCGCTGGTTCAGCTGCAGTAAGTGGTTCAGCGGTAAATGATGGAGGATCAGGTGGTTCCTCATCAGGCGGAGATATAAATACAACCGGCGGTGATGGCGGTAACGGAAGAATAATAGGAGGCGATCGTGTATTCGCCCACTTCGGGGGAAACTCAATGTACGGCGGGATAACTACAGGTGGTGATACAGCAAGAGCTGGTCGACAGTATGGAGGAGGAGCCAGTGGTGCCGCGAGTGGTAATAATGAAGCCGCTAAAGCCGGTGCAGCAGGAGATAATGGTATTGTTATAGTCTATGAGTATAACTAATCTAGCTCATTCAACCATTCGACTGGTATACGCTTATCAGCATATTTAAAATCATTCTTGGTACACCAATCTGCATAAGTGGTCTTTGAGCCTTTGTAAATCTTAGAATTGGAATTATTGAAAACAAAGCGGATGTCTAAATCAGGCATCTGCTTTTTTATTGTCTGATGTTTTTTACGGTCAGCCATAATAAACCTACCTTTGGTCTCTACGTAGATATCCTTTGTTTTACCTTTTAAACAGAAATCCGGAGTATATGTTCTATTGACCGCCGGTTGAATATACTTGATCTTCTCTGCTTCATAGTTCGGGTCTATACCATGTTTCCGAATCTGTTCTTCTATATCTTTTTCTAGTCCGGAACGAAAACCATATTTAATGGCTACCTGCCTTGGGGTAAACTTATTACTTTTTCCCATTAAAATAATCCTCTATATTAACCATGTCGTTATCCATATCGTCCATCCAGCCGTATTCCTTTCCTTCTAAGAACGCTTCTGCTATATAGTCTTTTAAAATATATAATTGATCTGCTTCTTGTAACTTATCAAAATTCAGAGACTGCATTTCAGTGTGTAAATCTTTTACTATTTTATCAATAATTTTACCTTTCATTTTAACCAACTCCCGTCAAATATTTTTTCTTTATAGTTACGTTTTATCCAAAGTAATTGAGCCACTTCTTTTAACCTGGCTTCTGCCGTATTATTAAATACATTCTGATAAATTTTCCAAACCTTCTGAATACCTTGTTTATAGGTTTCAACATCCTGTAAGGCTCTATAAGTCTTTACCGGACCATAACCGGGTACTCCAGGGATATCATCGGTACTGTCACCTAATAAGAGCTGTGCACAGAACCATAACTGTCCTCCTCCTATAATCTTCTGTTTCTTTCCTACTAATTTCAATTGAAGAAATCCGGGGTCTGTTATATAGAATATAGCAGAATCTAAGTGAGATTTCAACTCATACTTACTTCCATTCTTATAGCTTCTTATCTTTCCTTTCTCAGGGTCGAAATGCCACCCAGGGATCATCCATAAATCTTTATCATTAGTACACAATAATGTTTTGTCAGTTTGTTCTATACCTAGTACATCATCTACTTCCATCCCAGTAACTAGCTCGGCATCATATTTATCAAACAAATAAGCCCTCATTTCTTTCTCATAGAAAGGTCGTCTGTTATCTGTTCTGGATGCTTTATAAGGTTGGGTGACCGCTACTTTATATCTGAAGTTAGATTTCTTATCGTCACCTAAAAAGATACGGTAGTCTTCTACTTCAGCACTTTTCAATAAACGTTTAATGGTAGTATTTATATTATGGTAAGCATAATGGACGGGGTCCTCGTCAGTGACCATGATGCCACTGTTGAATATTAAGTAATCCCCATCGATATGTATTATATTATACTCTGTCGACATCTACAAACTTCACTATATAGCCAGTTAATTCTTCAAAATAGATTTGAACTAAACGATTGTCTTCTTGGTCAGGGTCAAACTTTCTTTTCATATGAGATTTATATTGTACCCAAACAATTCGTTCTAGTTTATCAAATCGTATGATTTCTAATCTGGGGAATAAGTTCTCCATAAGTAACAGGTCTGCATAGAACTTAACTAATTCCTCCTCATCATGGGAAGTACCTAAAATCTCTTGGACATCATAGTACATTTCTGATTTAGTAGTATCAAGTTCAAAGGCAAATAAATCAAGATTATCAATTATATCTTTTGTTAAGTACTGTCTTACGAAACTATCGTCCCGGTAATTAGCAACAACATCTTTAATCTTATCTAAATGATCATCATACCTATTCTGGATATCCTTGAATATCTCATATCCTATCTTATATGGATTAAGTTGTGTAAATCCCTGTCCGCCATAGTTGTAGTCAGGTTGCATTATCACAGCAGTATGAAGTTCTAATATCTCAAGATAAGCAGAATCGGTTATATATCCTTGTTCATATAAATCTTTACATATCTCATAACCACACCATGTGGCAAATCCTTCGTTGGCAATCTTGGTTTGAATCTGAGGATAAAAGTATTGTCGAATAGTATACACAATTCTGACTATCTCTTTTTCCCATTTCTTCAACACCATACTATTCTTCTCAATGAAGTATAGGAAGTTCTCCTGAGGAAATTGTCCCTCGGTTTCATACCAATACTTTATTTCATCATAAGTATCTAAGTATTGCCCATACCAATATTGATCTCGGTTGTCATAATAATACTGGATCTTCTCATCTACTTTCTTCTTAGTGGCAGGAGGTCTTTTATAATGGAATACTCCATAATTCTCCAGAGCATGGCAACTATCTAAAATCCTTTCTACATGTTTCTGACCATGTATGGTACTCATTTCACTGATATACTCCTTAGCAAAATTTAGATAAGCTATGATACTACTAGGTCTCGTCCACTGTTTAAATAGGTAATTATTCTTGAAGAAGGCAGCATGCCCAACAGAGGCATGGGCTAATACCATCGTCTGTGCTGCAGCACTATTATTCTCCATTAGATACGCTATAGGTGGCTCAGTGTTAATGATCATCTCCAAAGCTAATCCTGACTTTTTATTTTTGTAATCATTAATAAACTGAGTATGATGAGCCCCGAAAGACCAATGAGGGTACATCACAGGTAACCCATTAGTGGAGTATAAGTATAACATCTGATCATACGTCACTACTTCCATTTGTGAATCAGTATATTCAAATCCATACTTCTCTTCGTTAATAGTTTGAATTCGGTCCCATACATTTTTAATTAATGGAACATCCCATTCGTTACCTGTGAATAAATATTTTGACACATGTCCTCCTTAGAACGGCATCTCATCGTCGTCGTTGTCAAAGCTATGAACTGCATTAGTTCCTTCTTCATTTAAGGCGTTCATATCTTCATCAGTTACAGTGAACCCATCAGTATCTTCAAATGTACTCACCCCGCCGAATTCAACTAGGTCTGTCACTTGTAAGGCTGATAAGCCTAATCCAACTCCTGTCTGGCCGGGTTGTTTTGGGTCGTACTTAAACAAAGTTACAGCAACATTACCTTTTGAGCCATTGCCTATAAGTATTGTATCAGGGATAACTTTTCTTTTGGCGTCCACTGTAATAGGTTTAAATTTACTCTTAGCCTGGACAGTAGTGACGTTTTTGCCGTCTACGATCTTTTCTTTTATAGGTACACCTTTTTCACTTAGTTTTGTAAGTACTTTCGGGTCTGACGGTATAATGTCAACCGTATAGTTCCCGTTATCATCCTGCTTGCGAACCTTAGGCCATAACAATGTCCCATTGATTATAAATTGTTTTTTACTCATTTCTTTTCACCTCTTTTCTTTGCTAAAAGTTTATCTGTTGTTGTCTTAAGTCTAGTATCTGTCCATCTGAAACCACATGTACCGCAGTACCATCGTTGTTTAAATCCAACGGATGAAGGGGATAGGCCATCTTGTTTTACCTTTTCAGAAGCACAATCCCGACATACTAACCTATCGTCCGTAATTAAAGTCGCTAAGGGTATAGGTAGTTTATCACAATAAGGTACCATACTCCAAAATACTTCCTGTAATTCTTCTACATCAATTTTATTATAAGGCCCCATCTTAGTTCTAGGGGATATTTTCTTTTCCTGTATGTCGACCCAGTCTCTGAATTCTATTCGTAGTTTACCGTCTCCTCCTATGACTTTTGACTTGTAGTCTAACTTATGACTTGTCAACTTAAAGTTTTGTCTTGACATTTTAAGTGTATCAAGGGTTAAGATATTTGTCAAGGGTGATAATTGCTCTTGCCATAATCTACCTTTAAAAGTCTTTAAATCAAATGCATCACCATTTTGTCCGACAAGAACAGGATACTTTTGAGCTATCTTAACAAACTTTTCGAGCATAGTTCTATCATCTTGATTTCTATCCCAATATAAAGTCTTGGTTTTCTTCCAGCCTTCTGCTTTATAGGAAATACAAATAATCTTTTTGTCTTTTTTAATTTGAGTATGATTCACATATTGTTCACCAATACGGTGTGCATACAGTTCAATTAAAGACGTTTCGATATCCCAAAATAATAATTTATTCTTAAATTGATCTCGGTTGATTTTATCTCTCATTACTTTTCCTCGAATAATTCACGGAACCCTTTATATACATCATGTAACCCAGTGGCCACGGAGGTTCCTATTTTGTCGTTATAGATTTCTTTGAGACTCTGCACTTGATGGATAAAGTTGGGACCAAAGCTTACATGTCCTGTTCCTCTTCCTATATTCAAGTAAGCTAAGAATTGTATTTTCTCCATGAGATTGTTTCTAAGTAGAGAATAAACTCTTGGGTTATCACTGTTCCAATTTTCTCCGTCTCCAGTATACGCAATGTATATATTACTACTGTCACTATCGTAGTCTTTTTCTATGATGTCATTAATTAACTGGAACCCTGTGGAGATAAGTGTTCCTCCGGTATCTCTACCATAGAAGAATGTATGCTCATCTACTTCTTCTGCAGTACTATGGTGACGTATGAATCTAATATCTATATTTTTATATTCTCGTGATAAGAACAATAAGAAAAGATAAAAGAAATGCTTTGATATAGTTTTTTCTTTTTGACCTAATGACCCACTGACGTCCATTAACAAGAAGACTACAGCATGTTTAATAGGTTCAGGTTTAGTTACAAATCTACGATAGGATAAATCATGGTCAGTTAAATAGGCAGGTTTCTTTTTCTTAAGTAGTTCTATTTCTTCTAATAGTATTGCCTTTTTCTTTTTGTCAACTTCTTCTTCGTATGCTTTTTGTAACTCTTCAATGGAGCTCTTAATAGACCCTTTAAAAGGAATAGTTCTCTTCTTCTTTTCAAAGAAGGTCTTCTTCACATCTAGGTTTACAGGTATACTCTTTCTACAGAAGCCGGCTCGCTTTCTATTCATACGGACAAGCTTCTTAATTCCTTTCTTCATAAAGTTAGGTAACCTGATTCGATCAAAATATAGGTCTACAAATTCTTGATGAGATAATATAAATTCAAAGTCATCTTCCCCTTCAGCAGAATCTCCTGCACCGTTCCCTGAACCTCCTCCGGCAGACCCCTTAGGTACTTTAATCTTATCCCGTTTGGAGAATTTATCATTACCGGACCTAATACCACGATACACTCCTTCTCCTGGTTCGTAGTTCCATACAGGTTCTTTAATGGTGTCATGGGGTGCCTTAATGGTTTTTTCTTTACCTTTAACTAGGTCCTTAAGGTCCCCCTTGGTGATTAAGTCTTCCACCTTATCTTGTAGATAACGTTTCTGTCTCTCGATGAACTTACGTCTAGATAAATTATCTGTGTATTTAGCAGACTTTCTTCTATCGATAATACTCATTAGCTGTTAACCTTCTTCCGGTTATACCAAGCATATAGGATTTTTGTTTGTCTTGGAGTATATCCTTTCTTCTCCATATTCTTGACGAACTTACCCCATTCCTTATTCTTCTCATTTAAGTCCGAAGAGAGTGCTGGGATTAAGCTTTCTGTTTCTTTAAATAACTTCTTCTCTATAGCCTCAGCTAACTTCTTATATTCTCTCCAGTTAGGATTCTCTCCTTTATGAGAACTTCTATAGCGTAATACAAAGTTAACAACTTCATGTCTGAAATCCTTGACGTTAACAATACCTGCTATCTTTTCTATTTCTTCCAGTTCAGCGTTCAACGCTTCTCGGTTATACATTTCCTGAGTATCAGGGTCTCGGTAGTCCTGCTCTTCAATGAACGCATCAGCATATGTGATGTATTGATTAAATAGTGTTTGTGCATATTCATGATATGAATCCATGAGACATAACCTAATTTGTTTACCAATCGTTTCAAAGAACTTACTCTCCAGCGCCTCTGCTATAGACTTATATGCTTCAGTGTCCTCTTTAAATACTCCAGTATTAATATACTTATCTATTACTGCCAACATATGTACAGGGTTAGCAGATACTTCTTCGGAGTCGAAGTTGAATACCTTTGATATAATCTTGAAAGCCTGTCTTGTTGATGTACCTTTAAAGGCTTCTTTTAAATGTTGTTCTTTATATTCAAAACAAGATTTAATATCTTTGTATTGATCTTTTATGTTATCACCATTATAGATTAACATTTTTCTCCAGAGCTCGTTTACATCATCATATTCTAAACGTGTAGCCACACAGAACTTAGATAAAATATCTAGTGTAGCAGGTGCACATGGGGCATCTTTTAAATGACTATGACCTAAAAGCTTTTTGTATATTTTAATCTCTTCACTATATCGTGTACAATAAGGAACATCGACAATGCAGATTCTATCTAGGAAAGCTTCATTGTCTCTATTGTTCTTAAATGTATCCCACTCTGATTCATTCGAGTGAGCTAATATGATACCATCAAAAGGTACTGCTCCAATACCATCTTCTGATGGATTGTAGTTCCCTTCTTGTGTAGCAGTTAATAGAGGGTGAAGAACTTGTCGTGGTGCTTTAAACATCTCAACAAATTCCATCACACCCCTATTACCTCTACATAGTCCCCCACTAAAACTATAAGCATCTGGATCATTTTGACTAAACATTTCTAGTTTTCTTAAATCAATTTTCCCTACGAGAGTAGAAATGTCTTGGTTGTTTTCGTCACCTGGCTCTACTTTTTTGATCGCCTGCTGATAGATTTTATTAGGAAACATTTTTACAACTTTGAACTTAGTAATATCTTCATTGAATTCTTTAATTCGCTTCACTGCCCAGGGGGACAGAAGTCCTGTTAGCTTATGTGCAGGTATATTTAGTTCCTCTGCGTTCTCAGGGAGAAAGAGACCTAAAGGAGATTCAAAAACAGGGGAAATCTTAAGACCTGTTTCCGTCTCCACGGCTAGAGTATAAAAAGGTTCTTTCTCCATTAGCTCTTTAATTCTTTCTGCGATAGAAGATTTAGCAGAGCCTACAGGCCCTAGTAAATATAGTACTTGTTTCTTCTCTTCCAAGCCTTGAGCAGCATGTTTAAAATAGGAAACAATATTCTCTATTACTTCTTCCATACCATAAAAATCGTTGAATACAGGATATGTTTTAATAACTCTCTTCTCGAAAATAGTTCCTAGTTTAGAGTCTTTTGCGGTGTCAACCAATACTGGTTCACCTATCGCATGTAACAACCTCTCATGAGCTGACCGGTAGCATGCTGGGTCTTTCTTTGCTAAATCTAAGAAATCCTCCAAGGACATTACATCCATTTTTGTTTTGAATCGCTCATTAAATTTTGTTAACTTCATTATTATCTCCTAACTTTGTAGTTCTTTAAGGTCGTTATTACCAGTATTATAGACTAATATGTATATATTAGCAAGTATATGAAACTCATGAGATACCTTACTCTCGTCGTCAATTAACTCACCTGATAAATATTTAAATAAATGTCTCCCTATAGCATCCATAATATCCGATACCTTTAAAGTATTCTTATATGAAAACAAACCATATTTCGCTGCTCCAAGTTTTGACACTTTAATAATACTTGATAAAATTTCTTCCAATGTATATTTAGTACGTAGATACTCAAATAGATATCTATGAATTTCTTTAATGAATAAATTAATATCTTCGAATTTATCCTGTATAAATAGCTCCAGTAGTCTTTCGTAATTCAAAGAAAATTCTATTAAAGGTCTATCTGCGTTGACCGCTACAGCAAGCGGACTCATATACATATATCGAGCTGGTGGCTTTTGGGTTCCGTTTTTTATAGTATTAACCATTAGATAACCTCCTCTAATTCAGGCAATATATCTAAAGGGTCTACATAATCTATAGGCATCCCTGCCGCCGTTGCTATTTTAATTTCAGCCTGAACACCTTTTGATTCCTCCCATCCTGGGAGTTTCATTACCATTAACTTGTCACATTTTAATAACATTAATCTATCATGTTCACCCCAATAGTTCCAACCTGAGTTGTCTATTCCAAAATCAGCGTAGGAAGCAGATTCAGTTATAGGACCAAAAATATGATGACCATCTTGAATTAATTTTGTACCTAAAGCAGTGACAAGACTCCATCGTAATCTTTCCACCCACTTATCAGGATGGGAATAAGGGGAGGCTAAATATATTAAAGGTTTATCGGTACTCATATTGATCTCACTCTTTCAACTCTAACCATGTCTTACCTAAATCATAGTCTACTTTTAGGCCTATGTCAACTTTTTCCCCGAATAATTCCTCATATACTTTATCAGTTGTCTCGAAGAAATCCCGTATATAATTTATTGCCCATTCAAGATATTCGTCTTTGCAATCAAATTTTATGTCATCATGAGTTTCATTGATAATTAATATTTTATCTCTATGATGCTGCAGAGCCCTAAAGAGCCTTCCTACCATCATGTTTACCAGATCAGTAGCGGTACCTTGAATAGGGAAGTTAAGGACACTGGGTTCATGGTATCGGCCCCAGACGCCTCTTTTTGTATCCATAAACTTCTTCTCAAAAGTATAACGTTTCCCTGTACAAGTGGTCCACCATCCTGTTGTCTTTTTAATATCTTTAGATTTCCTAATGCTTCTTTTATCTGTCATTAAGATAGGAGCCTCTTCAGGATAAGTTCTCTCATTGTCCTCAATAAAGGACTTACAGATAGCCAGGTATTGCTGTACTTCAGGGTAACGTTGTTTCTTTTCTTTTAATACTCTCTCCGCTTGCTCATATGTAACCCCACTATTCCTCACTAACGTAGCAGGGTAGGCCCCATATTGAATGGCAAACGTAATTCCTTTTCCTGGTCTTGTTCGTTTCTGCTTAAATTCATTATGCTTAGGATGTTCAGGATTGATGTACCCTTCATAGAATTCTTCATACGGGATACCGAGAGCTAGAGCAGCATGTAGACAATGCTGGTCCAATCCTTTATTTAAGTCCTCTCTAAGCTTCGGACATTTAGTTATGAAGGCTTGTATATATACTTCTAATTGAGAGAAGTCAAAACATAGTAAAGTACCTTTATCTTTCCATCGACTATTAAAACACCGACCTAATTCTGCTTTAGGTATATTCTGAACGTTAGGGTTCTCAGAGGAGAGACGTCCAGTAGGGGGTGATTTTGTATCACTGGAAGAATGGTAACCTACACATACTTTATATTCACCATGAATATTCTTGGTATATGGATTCCAACAGTTTTCATATTTATTATAGAATTGTATTTGCTTTTCAAGTTTCCTGTATTTAATAAATAGTTTTCCTTCTGGGAATGTTTTCAAGGTGTTATCATCCGTACTAAAAATCCCCTGTTTCTTTTTAGGCTCTATATCTGTAGTATCGATTTGATATCCTTTAATATAAAATTCTTTCTGCTGGTTCTTATATTTTATCTGTCCAGCTTTCTGTGCTTTTTCCCCATAGCGGATATACTCCCCTTTCTCATTGAGACATGGAACTTTTTCTACTATTTTAAAAGGGCCACCATACAATAACTTACTAAGATGTTCTGAGCTATTTACATCGAACTCAACTTTATCGGAAGGCCAGTCACTTATGCTTACAAACTTCTTGATATCCTCGACGACCTGGGCCTTGGTTGCCTCTAGTTTCTTTCTTCGTTGTTTTAATACGTCAATATCTACAGACAATCCATTATACTCCATCTCGATAACAGCAAGTAGATGTTCTAAGTATATATCTTGTATCAAAGTTAATTGACCCTGCTTCCTTGCTCTTCTTAATTGTTGTAGATAAACATGTTCTGTTAAGATAACATCAGTTAAAGCATAGGTTGTATATTCTTTTAATCCTAAACAATCGATAATCTGATTCGTAGTCTTAGGCTCTATTCCTAGCTTCTTGTCTCCTTTATACATATCTTTCACTGGGTCGTACTTACCTTCACAGCCATAACGCTTACTTACAACATCTAAATTATACTGGAGGAGTTTGTTTTGCCCTTCTAGGAGGTAGTCAGCTAACATCGTGTCCCATATTTTTCCTCCCCTTTTCAAGAACTCCTGGATATTTTTATTACCCCATAACCACAGTAAATCAAATTTAATATTATGACCAACAATTATCTGGATATCCTTTAGGTTAATGTCTATATCCCGAGAGATACCTTCAGGGCCATTGTATTTATAGAAGGCGTCTCTTCCTTGCGTCTTACCTTGCATCATTATAATATCATGAGAAGGCTCAAGAGGATCACAGAATCGATCCCTTACTGTCCTTCCTTCTGTTTCTAAATCAAGTACAAGATATTTCATAATGTTGTCCAATACTTATCATGTACTTCTTGTCCTACCAGTTCTTCCCAACTAGCTATATCTTCTAAAAGTTCATCCTCTAGTTGTGGATATTCATCTATTGCTTCTTTTACAACTTCATATAACACTTTCCATCCCTCACTTAACGGTGGGTAATGAAACTTAGATTTCCTATCATACATCCCTTCATATCGAATACTTCCATACTTTTCTTTTGAAGATAATGAATAACCTTTTTTATCCATCTCTTTAGAAATATATTCTTCAGCATCTCTAAGATCGTCCCAATGTTCCCAATCATCACCCCAATAATGCATTAGTCTTCCTCCTCGTATTCAGATAATTCTATAATATCACCCAGACTAAAGAACAAACGTCTCGTATATTCTAGTCCTCCGTCAACAGCAATCCCATGGAGTCCTTCATACATCTCTTTAAACTTACTGTCTTTATATATATTTTTTGCATCTAAGTCAGGTCTAGTGTCAAGATAGTCATCTATAGCTTTATGAGACTCAGAGTAACACTTACAGACATTGAAGTGGTGTCTATGAGTAGATTCAATAATCTCGTTACAGTTTCTACACTGGGCTTTATTTGATATCAACTTTTTCGTGGACATAATATTTCTTCTCTCTTTTGTCTACTTTTGCTATGGTCCCTATATCAAAATCATGATACAGTATCATACCTTCTGTGGCATATATATGAACAGGATTCTCATAAAGCTTTAGAAACTTATCAAATTTCTTTCTACTTATCTCTTTCATTTCTTACTCCTCTTAAAATGTCTACGTATTCTAGTTTTAATATCCTTATCCTCCGCATGTACGTAGATATCTTTATCCTTTATTATTTTCTCGCATTCTTCCTCTGTTAAAAACGGGCAATGGTATTCTTTAAAATAACCATGAATCCATTTATTAGTATGTTGAATTAGAGATGTTAGTTCGTTTCCTTTACCGTAGTGGCCTCCTGAATAATTATGAAACATTAAAAACGTCCTTTTATTCATACTTAATGAATCACCTGCCAAGGCTAATGTAGCGTGCGCCGAATAACAAGGAGCATCTACAGCCATATGTACTTTGGCTTTCGATGCATTGATGGCAGATACTATTGATATCAACCCATGACAGTCTCCGCCATACCCAGATAAATAAAACGTAACCACATCAGTTGATGCAGTGGTTCTAAGTACATGTCGTAAATCTCTATATGTTTCTGCTGTTTCAATATTATTAGAAAGATATATATGTATATAATTTTTACCTGCAACAGGTATTTTCTTTATAACTACAGGAGCTTCATCGTCACTATCGAAATCTTCTATATTTTCTTTTTCATGAGCATCAGTCATTGCTTTCTCCTTTAATCCTCGAATCTACTAACATGTGGTTTTAATACACAGGTAAATTTACCTGTTCCACCATTATGTTTGCATCTATCGACTTTAATATTTCTTACATTCTCAATATCATTTGAACACCCAATACCGATAATAATATCTGTGTTGGCCTGCTTATCTACATTGGACCAGAACGCATCACTTGAACTTATCCATTCTTTGTATTTCTCTGTCTTCTCTATTGTATCCCAATACTTACCTCCACCATTAGCCTGGGTCACTCCTATAACAGGAGCATATGTTTGAGCGATTTCTCTTATCTTACCGTAGATATCGTCATAAGGTCTAGGGCTATTATTCTTCATCTTAGATGGAATAATCTTGTCTACTTGGTCTATTATAATTAAACCAGGGTTGTATTGTTTACATTTCTGTTCTATAAACCTAAGAGTCTTCCCTGATGTGTTAATTAGTTCAATATGATTTCCCCTTAATTCCAGATATCTTTCTTGAACCTTCTCTATATTATTACGTAAATATTTATTAAAGTTCTCCTCCGGGATTGCTTTTTGATTTATCAATGCAGCTAGCAGTCTCTTTCTAATCTTCTTATTACTTTGTTCATTATTAAAATATAATACTTTCTTATTAGGCTCCAGTTGTTTTAACATATAGGTAGCCTCACTTACGACGAAGGCTGTCTTCCCGCTGTCATATCCTGCTATCACTAAACAGAAGCTTTCTTTATCTAATCCTTCTGTGATTCTATTGAGACCATCTAGTCTCCATTGTAGAAAATCTTCTTTATCCTCTTTTATTAAGGTTTTTAAATCATGGGTATATAAGTCCTCGTCTTTGTTAGTCTCCTCTGCTAATCGTTGTTCATTGAATTTTAATAAGAGGTCTTCCATCTTAAATGTGTCAAACCCATCCTTCTTTATTGCAGATAATGTGTCCCACAATACCTTCTTCTGCAATTCTTTTATTGTTTCCTCAGTGTCAACTACAGGAGTCTCGTGGACTCTACTAAATAAACTTTTATAGTATGCAGTATCGTTATCATCCATATTAGAATGTAACGACGAAAAGAAAAAAGGTACGAAGGTTTTAAGTTGTATATTCTTATTCTTCTTCTGATTATACCACTCTTCGTACCCTTCTAAAATAACCTTAGCTTCATCGGAGATAGATTGTGTATTTACAATCGAGAGGTACTTATAGTAATTATCCCTCTCTGTAAATATTTTCAATAAAGCTAGGTCTAACTCTGGGTTAATTGTTCTCATTTAAACTCTCGTTAATTAATTCTTTTATTCTATCATTTGAATAGAACTTCGGATCATGTTCTGTTTCAATATGTTTAACGTCACATGATAATCTTAGACTATTTTGTATCTTTTGTCTACCTTTTTGCCCTGCTTCGTCTCCATCCATCCATATAATAAATTTGTGACCTCGTTTAAACAAGAAGGTTCGTAAGTCATCATTAATGGAACATCCTAGTAATGCTATGGCGCTATTGTTCTGCCCTACTTTAATGGCGCTGATTATGTCCTCTACTAGCACAATGTATTCAGATGAGGGGCGATTCACTACATAAGGATATTTCTTACCCCAAGGGAATTTTTTACATTTGGTAATCCATTTAGGTTGTGATAAACCTATGAACCTGGCTTGATATCCTACTAGCTCCCCGTCTGGTTTCCTAATAGGGAATATAAGCCTCTTCATCTTAGGGGAGAAATATATATTATTCCAATCTTTTAAAGAATACTTCACTAAGAAATCTTGATATAACTTAGGAATATCGGGAGTTATATCTGATGGTAGTTTCCCGTCCCATTCGTCTTCTATCTTATCTGTGAAGGTAAATGTCACGCGACGTGGCTTATAGTACCCGCAGGCGAAACATTTTGAACCTTTGTCTCCAATAGAGAACCCGTCACTAGAAGGGCATACGGGACAGGGAATATGAGTTTTATACCACACGATAAAAATCTCCTACTAAACCTTGTGATTCAAAAATGATACACAGGGCATATATTAGTATAATAATTAACCATGGTACCATCACTGATATTAAGAATTTCTTCATTATGATAACAACTTATCTAATAAACGTTTTGTAAAGTATACCGTAACGGCAACAAATGCGAACACTAGTATAAAACCTGGGAACACTAAGTTAAATCCTGCTAATACCGCACTAAAAGGTATTACGAATGTAAATAGAAATGCCCATGTTACTATACCAATGATTAATAAAAATATATTCTCACTCATCGTCTTCTTCCTCTCCGATTGTTTTATCGACAATCATTCCAATAACAAAACCTATCATTAGACTGACTAAACATACTGCTGCTACTTGGGTAGCAAAATTAAATATCTCCATCATTTCCCTCCTCTTTAAAGGCTTGCAGAGCTTTAATATACTCTTTATCACGTTTTTCTTGTAGCCTTTTATCTTTTTGAAGGGATTTACATTTTTCTATAACATAACACTTTTCACATTTATAATATGCATAATCAGAATGAGAACTATATCCGTCAATTCTATCTGTAAAACCATGACATGTGAAACACTTACCTACTTTATCTGTAGTAGGTTTTGCTAATATAAAATCTATAAAACTCATCTTTATTTCTCCTATAATTCATCAAACATTTCAATAATTGAATTAATCATTAAGTATACACCTAACCCAATAATAGGTAGTATAAATGTACACATAATTAATAAGAATATCATAACTCTATCTCCTATATCCAAGGTACTTTATGTCTATGTTTACGAATCACCTCAATAATATATTGTAATGTGTTAGTACCAAAATAATATAATAACTCTTTTAATATTAACACAACTAGTATAGCCTGTAAAGCTCCTGTCGTATATTTGATAGCGATAAGTGTCATAACTATTTGAATAATAGCAACAAATACTTTAGCTAATCTATGGTCGCTCTCATATTCTTTTTTGTTACGTTTATTCATGGTTCTATCTCCCACTTAAATTTCTTCTCTAATATAATTATAGCATATAAATTAATTTTAACAAAGGGGTTGACAAACATACTTAAAGCACATATACTATATATGAGGGTCAAAATATCGACGGATATTGTAGTGGCTGAATAAGAAATAGGCTGTAGAGCGGTATCTAAGGCATTCTACTGGTTATAGCGACTCTTCCTATAGGTGGCATAAAGTATTACTGAAATACCTGTAGGGAACCTGAGATAGCTTCTCAGGAGTAGAAGTTCCCGAATAAGCTTAAAGACAACTGGTCTTCTAGGGATATAGGTGGAAATCCTATCTACACTTGACTCTCACCTAATTTTATGTTAAGATTTCTATAGGTCTGACACACCTTAAGTTAATTAAGTCTGCTAAGTGCTTGATTGTCATAAAAGCTTAGTGTTAGTAAGGCTCTTTAAGAGGCGGAGTAGTAAAATAGTAATACTACTATACTAGGAATATAGGTATATTTATTTATATTTTATACTTATTATCACTGTAATAGGATTATTACTAACCAGAATAAACCGTATCTGGTACTTAAACAGGTTTTATGGGATGCTCAGTTCGCTGTTTGCGAACACAGAACACTTTAATTGGAGTCAATAGGAATGACTTGCCTGATAAACTTACTAACTTATAACGGATAGGTTTTAAACCTGACACATAGACAGCATGTTAAAGAGTAGGCATCCCTGCCGCCTCTAATGAACCTATGTAAATTTTATAATTAGATGTACCCGTACGGTAACATTTCCTAAGGGATAAAGGGAAATAGACATAAATGTTCCCGGTCGGTAACATAAGGAATACAACAAAAATGCAAGAAGAATTTGACAAACTATTTGAAACACTCTATACTTTCCTTAACAAGAAAGGGATTCTGAAGGGTAAAAGGGAATGGAAGATAATTAAACGCGGTAATAGTTATTATCTGGAGAGATTATGAATAGTAAGAAACCAACTTTTGATACTGCTGACTTTGCTTATGCGTTAAGCAAATGGCAGATAGACAGCGATGCTAAGGAGCTATGCCGCGCTAAGAGTTTGATGGACCATTATTTTAATGCATGTATGCAAGAGTTATACAAGGATGAGTTTAAAAAGAACACACCCAGGAGATAGAGAAGTGAGATTTACAATATTAAATATACTAGGAGTACTAGCTTTTGCAGCATTACTCTTAATAATCAGTGCAGGACCCTTTGTACCACGGGATGCAACTGCTAACAAGAAAGTTATATCTGGCGTACAAATGGCAAACAAACCGGCCTGTACTAAATTTCAGAAAGAGAAAATTGTAATTCTCCCTACTGAAATCAAGTTAGAGAAAAGAGATTTGATGTTATTCGATAGATTCTTCAGGGAATTAGATGATAAGACAATGGTAACCATTATCAATCAAGGTTATGGTGGTCGTGCAGACCAAGCGGGTCGCATTATTTCCGCTATACAAGACAGTAAGGCCTGCGTTAAAATAAAGACTGTAGGGAATGTATACTCTGCTCATGCTTATATTGCATTGTCAGGTGACATCTTAGAGATTGATCCAGATGTAACATTAATGTATCATCGAGGTAGTTTCTACAATATGACAGATGAAGTATGTGCTGACGAGAGAGGCAAAGTAGACAGAGGGTTAAGTGGATATGATAAATGTATTCAGTTCCTGGAAGAATACAATAAACATGAATTACGTTTTATGAAGAGAACGATAGCCCCATTCTTAACTGAAGATGAGTTCAATAAAGTTCTGAACGGTGAAGATATCTATGTGTTTGGAGATGTCATGATGAAGAGGTTATTAAATGCCAAAAATTAATATAAACAAGCTAGATTTATTTCTACTACTCGGCTCAGCAATGCGATATTGTATGGGCCGACAGTCTTATATAGTAGGTAGTTGTGGAGAATGGTTACAGCAGCTCGCACCTCATTTAGCTAGAGAAGATATTTCTAAGCTAGCAGATGAAATAAATATGAACATTAAAGTAGCAGAGAGAAAGGGTGAGTTTCTTGGTATGGAGATGGACCATAAAGAATGGGTAAAAACAAGAGATATGTTATATAAACTAATAGGTGAAAAAGAATGAACGAATTAAAAAATATATTATTTGATAATAGCAGTCCACATTTTACATGTGAAATAGAGATAACACCAGATGAGATCCAAGAAAAACTAGAGTTTGAGGAAGAGCTATTTGACGGTTTATATCCGTTTAACGGTGATACTGCAAGTGAACCATTAGGCCTTTTCTATCAACATATTATGGAAGAAGCTAACAAACCGATTGGGTCCGTGTCGAATGTTTTCTTAAGCCCTAGAGACTATGCGTTAATTAGTAAACTATCAATGAAATGGGTAGAACATAATATAAACGAGCGGGCAGGATATGTAGATTTGGATACAGGAGAATGGGCTGAGGTATTTGATATTAATACACGACGTCATTATAATGCCTGGGCTATGTATAATTTAGATAGAATGCCAAATTACTCATCACAGGTACCTAATAATATGGTATATATAAGGAAAGATAAGAATGAGCAGATCAAGGAGAAAAACACCAATATGTTCATGGACGGTAGTGGACTCGGATAAACCGTTTAAAGTCTATGAGCATAGAAGAGAGAGAAGGTCTATTACGAATATATTAAGACCACACCTAGCAGAAGAGTTATGGGAAAGAGCCCCACATAGAAAGAAATTTGGAAATGTCTGGGCGTCATGTAAGGATGGTAAAGGATATTTCGGAGATGTAAAATACAGAGATTGTCCCTATGTATCAAAATCGTTTGGCGTATGGCTAACGATGTGCGATGAACAAGGACATTACTGTAGTAAATATTATGATAAACTAATGAGGAAATAAACCAATGAAAGAAGCAATATTTAATTTAATATTAATGTTAATCGCACCAGTCATGAAAATGTTGGCAGCTAAGATACCTGATAAAGTATTAGCTGTAATGGATGATGTCAATCCGATTATCGATGAAGTTCAAAAAGAACTCAAAGCGGAAGCTGATAAACGTGATATTGACAAGAATAAGAAGAAATAATCATGGCTTGGTTGAGTTACATAGGAGTAGGCTTAGCAGTCCTTAAGGATGTAGTTCTAAATGCTCTAAAACATAGAGCTACCCTTAAGGAACTAGAGAAGAAGGCTCAAATAGAGGCTGCCAAAACTAAGACTGAACTCCTGAAAGCAGACAAGGTACAGGACACGGCGTTTATTAATTCGTCGTTGTCTCCTACCTTAGGGGATAAAGTAGTCCGTAGAGGACTCTTAATCGCAGTATTCATGCCGTTTCTCATGTGTATGGTTGACCTATTTGGATATCCTCAATATGGGTCTGAAATAGTAAATAAATACTTTACTACAATAACTTCAGTTTTACCTGTAGAGTATATTATATTTGTCACCAGCATGGTTAGTGGATACTTTGGTATAGTTAAAGTACGGGAGTTTTTTAAGAAATGAACATGTTTGACATAGATCCAGAACAAGTTATTGAGGAACTAGAGAAGTTATTCGAAAATCTCGAAGACGTGAAAAAGCATGTCAATGAGATTATTCATATCCAAGGTAACGATATTATAGCTAGACGTACGAAAGAGCATGCAGAAGAGATTAAAAAATTCTTGGACCGGTTATAGTCATGAGGTACGTTAAAGGTACTATAGTATTGGTACATGGTATTAACTGGTTAAAAGGGACTCATAATACTGTGGACACATTTCAAAAGTTCTTTGAGAAGTCTGGATACCAAGTAGAACAGTTCAAATATGATTTTAATAAAGACTGGCATAAAGGCAATTACAGACGCGCTAAGAGATTATTTGAAAAATATACTGACACACCCTTACTCACAGTGATATCGTTCAGTAACGGCTGTGTATTAGCCGCTGAAGCCGCATCTATGGGTTTAGAGATAGATAATTTGATAATGTTTGGTTCAGCTTTAGATAGAGACTATATATTTGCACCAACAATAAAAAGAGTCTATAATATATATAACCCTAAAGATTGGATACTGAAATTAGATAGATTATTCCCTGATTCATTATACGGTACTTTGGGTAAAGACGGACTTGGTTCTATCTGGCCTCAAAATGAGGCGATCATGCAGCTAAATGCTGATAAAATACATAAAGTAAGGAGTAGATTCTATGTTCACGGTGATTACTTCAAAGAAAGAAACAGAGAAATCTGGGAAGGTAATATACTTAGGTGGATCGAAACTGGACCGTTTGAAGAAGTATTTGACAGATAACGATATAGAGTTCATAATTAAATCTGAAGATGGTGATATAACATTTATGTTACTAAAGAATCTTAAAAAGAGTCAAATTGTTGATTTAAAAGAAGATTTCGATAAAGTCCATCGAAATGAAATAAGATTTAAACTAGAGGTAGACCAGTTATGATACTACTAGATGAAGAAGATTTAACGCTTTTAAATACAGAAGGTGAAATATTACGATATATGTTTGATGTATTAGCAAGCTTAGAACTTTCTTATGCTGCTAATTATGGTGAATTATCCACTTGGGAACTAGAGAAGTTATTCGGTGTAGTACGTATTTTAGAAGGGAAACTTGAAGAGGTAGAGTAGGTATGGCTGACAAATATAAAATAGACGATGAGGCTATGAGTAAGCTTACAAAAGTGTCTATGAATTTAACTGAAAAAGACATAGCAAACACAGTAAAATTAAAGAATCGTCTGCATACTAGGAGTAATGCTGATACGGTTAGCGCCGCACTGTCTATTACTTCCTCTTTATCTGAGCATTTAGCAGAGGGCGAAACATTACTTATTCGCACAAAAGATGGAAAAACAGAAAGGGTTGTTATTCCAGGTTTAAACTAGAGGTAGACTAAGTATGAGTATGGTAAGTAGGATCATAGAAATCAAAGATGAAGGCTTAATTGAAGAATTAGCTGCAAAATATGAAGAATATGGTGAATTGACCGGTCCGGAGACTGGTGAAGTTATTAAGATAGCATTACGAGCTATAGGACGAAAGCAACGTATTGAAGAGATATTGGAGGCTACTGGAGATGTTGATACATTGGAAAGATTTAGCGAAGCACAAAGAATTTGAAAAACTAGCTGCTATGCGTAAGATTGATGAAAATAGAGCAAAAGTGTTAAAAGAGACATTTTTTAAACATGAGGACTATGTCTATGTTAATTTCATGGATATATTAGCTGAACATTGTGGAGAGAATGATAAATGAAAATAGATTTTAGCGGTATATACTTACCTGTTATCTCAATCCTAATCACTATATTGGGCATAGTATTTGAGATAGGCTTCTGGAAAACCGTGATATATGCAATATTTATACCTATCAGTATACCTTTGGTGATATTTATAATTGCTTTAATATCAATGGTTTACGTGATGAGTAAGAGTAAATAGTATGTCTGATTACTATAAGTGGGATAAAACTAATAGAGAACGCTTATATAGTCTGTTATCCAAAGGAGTATCTTACAAAGAAGCAGGTAAAAAGTTTAATATAAGTAGACAACGAGTGTTTCAGCTGGTTAGAAAATTTAAATGGAACCCAAGAGAGCTTAGTATATATGCTCGTAGAGGTTTAAAAAAGAATGATGAAAGACAGTATAATTTTAAAAAATATGGATTGATAAAAGGTAGAAAAGACGAACAATACAAAACGGATATATATACAGCCAAAAGAAAAAAGTTTAATAGAAAAAAAGCCGCAGCGGTAAGATTAGGAATTCCATTTTGTGTAAATTTTGGTGATATAGAATGGCCAGATAAATGTCCTATTTTAGATATTGAATTAAATTATTTTAATGAGGTATGGGAGGATAATAGTCCTTCATTCGACAGAATAGACCCCGATATAGGATATACAAAAGACAATACACACATAATTAGCTACAGAGCTAACAGATTAAAGAATGACGCAAGTCTTGAAGAAATAACGAAAATTTATAAATACTTGACAGATTTAGAAAAAAAGGGTTGACAAAAGCTTGCAATTAATAAGAAACGTTGCTATAATGATAGTACAGCTATCTAAGAAATACTATATTTATAATAAACATAGAAGAGTAATAAAACTAAGCGAAAAGCAGGATGATAATACAGCCACCCATGACATTTAGGCGAAATCCTATCTCGAGGTGGCATGCTTTTATAAGGTATTAAATTATGTCATTAAAGTTAAAAGAAAAACTAGAAATTGAAAGTGATATATCTGATGTAGCTATAAAGCAGGCACTTAAACAAGCAGGAAAAAGCATTGACTTAGAGTACTGGCGTTTATATGTCCATCCACACAATATTGGAGAAGCTATTCTCTCTTTAACAGCTATGGATATATTAGCTATAGGAAATCTATCAATAGATATGGATATAAAAGATGCTGATGCGTGGTATATTAAATGTTGGGATGATAAGCTAAATACAGTAATAATTAATAGTCAAGGTGTTTAAAGTATTATGACAGCAGAATATATAGCAATAGGCTTAATAGTATTATACTTTGGATTCGCAATACTAATGATGATATCTAAATAATAACGAGTAGTTAGATATGAAAAAACTAATAGACACGAACCCCTACCTCAATAAAGATGCTGCAACTAGAATCAGGTTGATGAATAGATACATATTAACATCAAGTGCAGTTGAAGGTATAAAGGTATCATAATGATACTACTATCTGATATCGAACAATTAACTAAAGAGAAAATGTATATACTACCTCATGCTATGATAGTATGGGATGAAGATAAACTATATGTATACCCTAATGAAGTAACTATTCATTAATCTATAGAGTATTACAATAGAATAAAGAGAGAAGATTATGACAGCTGATAACAACAAGAAGAAGAAGGATAATAAGAATAAATCTCTAACTAAGAAAGAACTAGAGAATATAGTTAATATTACCCATCAAGATAATCTTAAACTAACTGGTATGCTAATGACTATATTAGACCAAGTATACCATGAATATGCACTAGAGTTCATAGTACCAGAACATATAGAAACATGGTATAAAGAACGTAGTAAAGAAAGAACAGCTAATATAGAGAACTATATAAAGACTAACTTCTCTGATGTAGTACAAGAACAAATGTTTAATGTATTAAAGAAGAGGTTCAAATAAGACCTATGCCTACCTATGATTATATATGTAATGAATGTGAACATACCCTGGATGTATGGCAACGTATCACTGATGATGCTTTAACTAAGTGTCCTGAATGTAATCAAAATACCCTCATAAGACAGATAGGCGTATGTAATGTCCTATTCACAGGTACAGGCTTCCCTGGTGATGAGATGAAGGATAAGTCTCGACTAAATTCGAAGACTCTTGATAAGTCTAAAGTAAACGCTAAAAAGAATAATAACAATACGCTACACTAATTAACTACTACTAATAATACTAATACTATTGCTAAAAATATAATATTTACATTTACTTTATATTCACTTTATACCCTATATTATACTAATAACATACTAAAAGTGTACTAAATGTAGCATAAAAGGGGACATTTAGGTACTATTATAACCCTAGTCTACAGTATAACTGGATAGTATAGGGAGACTACATGAAGTATAAGAAGAAGAAGAAGGATAGACTCTAGATAGTACTGATAGATACTAATGATATCAATGACTTACCTACCATACCTACCTACCCTCCCCTTATAGGTATTAAATAGAATAGGGAGTAGGCTATGAGTTGTTAATATGCTGTATTGCTATCACATAGCACAAACATTGTCAACAATTAATTAAATATTAACACACAGGAACTCAATAATACATACAAATACCATGATTTCATAGTATATACAGTTAAAACATTGAAATAATATATACAGGCAGGACAAGGGGTAGGGGGCAAGCTATTATATAGGGAAATAAGTATTATTAGATATAT